TCGATGAAGTATGTGCCGAGTAATGGCTCCAGCGCCTCGCGTGCGGCCATGCGGCGGCTCACCACATAACCCCGCAATGACTGGCTAACAGCGCCCGTAATCAGGCTGGTGGGGGCCAAGCCTGCCTTTTGGCAGATATCTGAGAGCACGCCCGATAAAGCCACCGCATCATTGCCGTAGCGTTCAAGCGGGTATTTAATTTGCCCATCATTGGTCATGATCACGGCGGAGTGCGTAAATTTTTCGTAAGTACCACCAAGATGAGCTGGAAATGTAGTTGCAAAATCAGTCAAATCGATCTGGCGTTCAATCTTCATCGTGACAAGATTGACCAGCGTCACATCGTAATCAGCTGCCGCCCAATATTTCCCATTAATCGGATAATTGAAATCAGATTGAATGCCCCAGCCTGCGGGGATAGCGACATCGTCGCAATGCCCCGCGTAGCCATTATCCGGATGCCATTTGATAAGACGAGCGCCAAGACCTAGCGTGAAGTAAATATGGCCTGTAAAATCATCCCAAAAAACGGTGCGTGGCAATTCACCGTCCGTCCAAGCGGTACTACTCCATTCAGTCAGCTCACCTGTGCCAAGGCCGTTCGGTACAAAGCGACGCACATAGCCACCTGTGACTTGCCAATAGCGACCATACGGGTCGTCGCACATTGGCCCACCAAACATGACAGAAGGAAAGTAATCCGAAAGATCGGCAATCAATTTGAAATTGAGGTCATAAACTTCTCGTGTACCGTAGCAGAAAATTTTGTCCCGACGCACACAGCCATTGACGCTAAAGCTAATTTTCGGGCTGCTGATCGCCACGATGCCCAGCGTTTCAGGGTGACGCTTTACAAGGCGCATGGTCACGCCATAGGCATCCGTCGCGTGGTAATAATAACCCTGGCTGTCGATACCGCAGACGTCGCCATAGACGTCATTGGCACCAGGATAGATCGGTGCCCAATTCGGATCTTCTAAATCGCGCTCCAATACAAATCGATTGTTAACGCAATCGTATTTCCAAACATGATCTGAACCTGTGCCGATCATCGTGCCGCGCGATTGATCGAGAATTCCGCCTTCCTTCGTCATCGTTGTTGCGGGCGGAAAGACGAAGATATCGCTCTGCATATCACCGTCCGCGACGACTTCGGCGCTGATATTCGGGATGCGGTTGGCAAAATCCTTCAGCTGCAGATCGTCGAAAACCAAATAGCAAAGCCCACGAAAGGCAGGCACGTTGCCTGCGCCCAGGTGCATTTCAATCGTTGCGTCCGGCTCTTCATCTTCGCCGCCGCGATGAATGCGTATCACGCCTGGATATTTCTCAGTCGATTGAGTGTTACTGGCGGTGGCATCGTAAATGACCTTCGTATCAGCCCAAATCCGGCGCACGGTCGCCACAGGGCCGAGGCAAAGCCCGACCGCAAAGGACGATGAATAGCTATAGGTCGTCTGCGACGATTTTTTACCACCGCCTTTGCCTCCACTGCTGCGTTTAACAGTGCGGGTTTCCTTAAGCGGTGTTGACCAGATGACATTCCCTGAAATCCGCATCGTGCCATAGACCAGCGGGATCGGCGCACCATAAGTAGAGGTCTGCACCGAAAGATCATCAATGCGCGGGCCTTCGATATTCTGGCCTTTGCCACCACCGAACAAGAGATTGCCCAGCATGACTCCGCCCAGCCAACCAGCGGACGCGCCAATCCCGATGGCAGAGCCGAGAGCAGATCCAACCACCCCTAAAGCCAAAACAGCCATTACGCACCCTCCACAAAATAGGGAAAGCGGTAAGCGGCGGCAATGCGCTGCCGCCAGCGTTCATCAAGGCTGTGTTCCACAACTTTACCCACGCCGGAATAGCTATGGATAATGCCAAGATCCGTGATAAGCGCGACATGCTGCGGCTCACGCCCCCAGGCCATGAAATAAAAATCGGCTATTTCTGCCTCTGCCACAGGAATAGAGATAAACCAGCGGCTCAAGGCTTCACGCATACGGCGGCTATCTGGCATCATCGAATAATTGGCGTAGGACAATGCTTCTGTTGAATTTGGATCATAGTCCATCAGCCCATGCTGTATGCCGATGGCTTTGATGAGGCCTATGCAATCACAGGCCACGCCTTTAAGGGCACCTTGGTGCTTAAAAGGCGTGCCGAGCCATTCGCGAGCTTCAAGCACCACGTCCATGCGGGTCAGTTTATTTTCCATCGGGATAAGCCAAAACCTGATCATTGCCAGGGACGTTAGGTTCGCCCCTGAAGTTTTTCACATTGTTGTATCTGTCTTTGCAGGTTGAGAATTTCTTATCGCATCCTGGGCGAAGGCTATAGGTATCACCCACCGCAACATCACTCGGCATGGGTAGGAACAGCGTGAATATTCCGCTGCTTGCGAAGGCTTTAACCTCCATCTTGCGGCCTACATTTGTGCCACTCGTCCAAGTGAGCAGACCGCCGTTCCAGAAATTAGCGGACTCAACACGCGATGTGTCCGTAAAGCTCCGTCTGTCGGTCACGGCGGTAATCGCGCCTGTGACGGTGAGCGCGGACAAATTGACCTTACAGCGCGTATCGCCGAGATCAGCACGGCAATCTGGCGTGTAAAGCTCAACGATCTGCTGCGATAAGGCTTGCGAAAGCCCGCGCAATTCAGCGCGGAACACCATGTCTTTAAGCTCTACTTCACCGATGGTGCCGCGCTTCAGGATAATCTTGCCGTTGGCAAGATTGCTCCAATTCACAAGGAATATCTCAACCGTCGCGCCGTCCCAGACACCAGCGCGTAAATCAGCGGCACTTAAGGTTTCGCTATCAATCGCACTTTCAATGTCGAGATTATCGACGGCCAGATTGGCAATCGTATGAATGGCAGAGCGCGTATAACCAGAGCGTGCTTGATATAAAATGCTCTCCACCGTCAGATCCTTATCAAAATCTGTGAAGCCAAACACCGCTCCATCGCGGCGGGTGACTTTCCAGCAGGTGGCAAGGGTGGTTGTCCCGCCACTAATATGCGTGGCAAGCTGTGAAGATGCTGTTTTCATACGCGGATCTCGATAATCGGAATGCCCGACCATTGATGAAGGTTAACTTGTTCAATCGTCACGGCCATGCGGTCAGTATCGAAGCGCACCGGCACGTCAAATTCGTAATCGGCAGATACGGCCACGCCGTTCGCGGGAGCATTCGTAAAAGTGATCACGCCCGTGGCTGTGTTGACTGTCCAACCAGATGTCTGTTGGACGCCCCCCAGATAGACCTTAACCGTTCCGGCAACAGGCTTGGTGATTGTACGCACATCGGTATTACCGCCCGATGAATAAGTGCGGATCAGCTGAAAGGTTTTGAGCGTGCCATTCCCGCTGCCCAGCGCCTGCGCCGTCGCCTTAAAATCCGTCCAGTCCTTAAACCGAAACCCATATGCGCGGCCTTTACGGGAGCGGAAAAAAGCAATCAGCGTATCAAGCTGCGTTTGTTTCTTTAGCCCCGATGCGACATCCCACCGCCCACGGGCCGATGACCAATTGATATTACGCTGCTCATAGCCCGATGCTGTGGCAACCACACTCGTCGCAAACTCCGGCCCACCCGTCGCCCCATAGGCGATATCGTCGGGAAAGCGGACTTCATGAAAAGCCATTACAAATTCCTTTTGGCACGCTGAATACCGCGCGCCGCTTCAGCCGTGATTTGTGACTGGCTCATGCGGAAGCTGCTGGCATCCGGCGTGGTGATATTCATGACGACATTAACGGGTGACCCCATGCGCGTGCCGTCTTTGGGCAGCACGATTTCACCGCGCTCCAAAATGGCAGGAATCTCCCCAGGCTTAAGACCAGCCACACCGCCTGAGTGATAGCGCGGCGCATTTGTATAAACATAGGCAGGAATACGGCGCTGCGGCGCTGATCCGCCAACTTCGCCACCCTCATGAAAAATACTGCCCAGAATACTATCCAGAAAACCACCGCCACCAATACTGCCGCCAATCATATTGAAAAGCGGCCCTGTGATAGACTTCTGCACGGCCATGCGTGTGATGTCGGCGACGATGGAGTTGGCAAGATCACCCAAAGACTGCAGGCTTTTGCCGCCGGACGTCACAAAATCGACAATCGCATCCTCGGTTGCTTTCATGCCTTCGGTGAAGGCACGCTCCACGGCTGCCGCCGCATCTTCAGCTTGTTCACGGTAATTACGGAAGGCGCGCAAGGCACCAGCTTCGGCATCTTTACGGGCGTCAAGCTGTTGCTTCTCAGCATTGGCAACGGCGCGGTTATAAGTTTCTTGGCTGATGGCACCTGCATCGAGCAGGCTCTTTAATCGATCCAGCTCCGCTGCATAGGATTCCGTTGCCGAACGTGTGGCGTTGGTGACTTGTTCGCCGTCTTGTTGAAGTCTATTCAATTTCTGCTGGGCTTCGCCTTGATCAAAAAGGGCAGCGGCCAGTTTTTCGACTTCAGCGCGCTGCGCCGATGTCGCATTATCCGACAAGCGGCCAACCGCATCTTGAATAAACGCTGCCCGTTTATCAGTCAGGCGACCGAGTTGATTATTAAGATCCTCAACAACCTTTTGTGCTTCAGAATACGCCTGACTATCAAAAATCTGCGCCGCCAATTTACGGGTCTGCGCGCGCTGTGCCTCACTCGCATCTTTGGATAAACGCCCCACCGCCTGGTCGATAAAGGTTTGACGTTTATTGCCCATACCGATCATTTGCCGCTGCAGATCATCGACCACCTTACTATTGGCTTCCATGATACGGGTGGCGGCATCACGGGCGGGTTTTTCAATCGCGTCGATCTGGCGTCGTGCAATATCTTCGGCTTGTTTGAGAGCGGTATCGAGGGCACCTACATTGCTACCGTCCTTTTCTCGCAAGGCATTCAGGCGGGATTTGGTGACCTCCAGCTCTTTATTGACCTTGGCAATACGCTCAGCAGGTTCAGTTGCGAGTTTATCAACCGCCTGATCAAGTTTCTTGCGCTCGCCACTTAAAAGTTCAGCGCGTCGATCGCGTGCCACTTGCTCTTGCGCGGCTTGCAGTTTTTTCTGCTCGGCTTCAAAGGCTTGTGCTTCCGCACGCGCTTGACCAATGAGTTTTTCAACCTCGCGGCGCATCTCGGCCACACGGCCTTCTTGCCGTTCAATCATACGGCCAAGATTGACCCCGCCGCCTGGAATGGTTTTAAAGTTTTGCAGGCGCGTAAGCCGCTCTTCCTGTTCTTGCAATGCAAGCCGCGCATCCACCAGCTGCCTGCCAACAAGATCTTCTTTGAGAAGATTGCGCATGCCTTCCAGCACGGACGATAAGCCATTCAGTGCGCCTTGCGCCGTGCCTGCGACAATCCCCGTCTGGCCGATATCTTCCATCAGATTACCCCAGGCATCTGACAGGCGATTGGTGGCACCAATCAGCCCTGTGGCCTCTGCCGCCCCAGCGCCGCCCACTTGCTGTTCCAGCGCATCCAGAATAACCCGCTGCGCCTCGGCTTGCTGGCTGGTTTTAACAAACCCGTCAATCAAATCCCGCTGGGTTTGGGTAAAGCTGATCCCGACACGGCGGAGTGCCGATAACCCCTCAGTTGGGTTTTCAAGGGCTTTGCCGAGCTGGGTGACGGATGAGCTTAAATCCTGCCCGAACACCGCCGACATATCCTGCGCCAGCGTTAAGGTGCGGGTGAAGGTATCGCCCGCAACCGAGCGAAAAGTTGCCAGCACGCCTGCGGCATTTTGCACCTGTTCAGCAGTGGCCAAGGTTGAGGCTTCAATCTCATCGGCAAAACCAGCTATTTGTTTGCCTGATAGCCCCGATGAATTCCCCGTGGCTTTGAGCACCGCCGAAAGCCGGTTGAAGGATTGCTCAGCCTCTGCCGCATTTTGTAAAGCTGCTTTTAATCCCAACGTGACAATAGCCAAAGCGGCACCCACGGCAATGCCTGCAGGGCCAATGGCGGTGAGCGCTGATCCGAGCGGCCCCAGATTATTGGTTAAGCCAGAGACGGAGCCTTTGACATCATTGGCAGCGGCATTGATTGCGAGCAACGAACGTGAGGCAGGTTTGCCCGCAAGCTCAATTTTCTTGAGTGATTTTTCACCGCTTTCGCCAATATCGCGCAGCTCGGCTTTGACCTTACCGCCCTCGGTGACGCTTAAGCGAATGGCAAGGTTACGCACGGTCATCGGTTTTTCATCTCGCTTGATAGTTTCTCATTAAAGGCACTGGTCATGCCCGCCTCAATGGCGGTCAAGAATTCTGCTGTGGCGCACGCATCATGGCCGAGCGATGCCGCGACTTGCAGCGCCGCCGAAAAATCCATGCCGATGGCCACCATTTGACTGAGGCGCAATTGCCCACCGCACCGAAGTGCCAAATCCCAGGCTTGCCATGCTTCCATACTGTGCGGTTCATGCTGGCGGTATGGGCAAAGCTCGCCTTCAGCATTCGGCTCGCCCCGCGCACAGGGCAAACCAGCATCTTCGCATGAGGCGCAATAATCCGGCCCGCCGCCAAAGTGCCAGCGGCAACGAGCCGTTAGTCGTTTTTTTCCTGTTCCAGCAACAAGGCGGGGCCGAGATAAAGACGCTCGAAAGCTTCGGCAATCGGCCATAAATCCATCAAGGCATAAATACCTTCTGGTGTGACGGGCAAGGCTTCACCATTTTCACCGCCGACACCCTCCCACTCGATAATTGCCAATTGTGCCAATCGCTTGATCAGCGCCGTGCTGCGTAATGCCGGTTCGGGATCTTCTTTCAGGGCTTCGACGCGCGCGGCCATGACAAGAGCGGTGGACGCCGGACGCACATGCACACGCACGCCAGAAATGAGATCCAGCCAGTAGTTTTCTCGTTTTAGGTTCAAAGTAATCATGCGTAACTCGCTACATCGTTTTTGAGGACAACAGTCAGCATGCGCGCGGGACTTGTCGCCTTCGCCGCTTGCCAGTCAAAGGTGGCTTGCACACCGCCTGGGCCAGAGATCGCCAGTTTTGGTTTTGGCAAATAAACCTCATGTGCCGTGAAAGTCAGTGATTTATCAGCGTCGATGATATAAGCGAATGCCAATTCCATCGGCGTGTTGTCGGTGGCGGCATCAATCAGGGCAGTATCGGCAAAGCGCACTTCGATATTGCCAGTAAGCGCGGCAATGGTGGGATCCGCGCCGTCGATTTTACCGTCCGAACGGATGGTTTCGATCCGCTCCAGATTATTGGTGTAGGTCAGTTGCGCGCCTGTGACGTTGCCAAGCTGCACACCGTCCTTCTTGATGGAGGCCTGAAACTGATTGAAGCGGGTAAAGGACGCCACGGTCGGCGTGCCACCGCCCGTCGTCGTCGCGTCGCTTTCACCTTGCGCGATACAATTCAGCGTGGCGTTGGCGGCTCCAGAGCGCGTAAAAGCCAGCTGCACGGAATTGACGCGCACGCCAGCCTCCGTAAAGTAAATCGGCACGTCCGGCATGCCGACTTCCAACGCGATGCTGGGCAGGCTCGCCGCGCCGGATGCAAAGGTATGCGTATAAGGCCCCGTGCCAGTGGTCGTCGGCGCGCCAAGAAGCGCTTTCAGCCAATGGCCGAAATTGCGCAGATCAACAGGCACGACCACGTTGCCTTCCACGCGAATGACATCGCGGATGGGTTGCGACGGGTCACGGCCTTGGCCCAGCAGATCGGACGCAATCAA